GACGTAAAGTGAACGATATGATTTGTCCGCCCCGATTTCATCTTTTACGGACGATCAAAACGGTTGAAACAAAAGAATTTTATTTTGATTTCATGAAAGTTTATTCATGATTTTTTCATGTTCGGCAAGGAAAAGACACGGTTCGCAAATTTTATCAAGTCACAATTTTTCACGTGCAATTTCCAACCAATTCACCCCGTCGTTGAAAAAACGTGGTGATGTGTATGGTTCAAGTTCAATATAATCATTTCACTTGATCACATCTTCAAACAATCTGCGGTCGTCTAATCAATGAACGCTTTCAATATAAGGATTTCACCAAAATACAAGCGGTCGGCTTGTAATAACTTTCACTGGTTGCTGTTTTGCTTTTTCTGTAATTGCACCACTCATTGCAATTACTCTTCATAATCCACCATCAATCCTTATTACAAGTGTTTCAGAATTTGAATCTTTTATTCTTTCAGCTTCACGATTAAAATTTCTTTTTTTAATTTCATCTGTAATAATACATTGTGTTGCTTTCATATTTCCTTGTTTTATGAAATAAACATTATTTTTTTACCAAAATTTTCATCACATTTGATAATACAACAACATTCACAACACTACACATAATGTAAACGTTAGACTTACGGTCATCGGTTAAATTATATTATATAAATCTGATTAACTTATTCAGTAGTTAGCTTTCGTTTGGTTGTAGTAGTTTGCTATCTCTTGTGCTGTCCGTACTGTATTTTCTATAATAACTTTACTTAAATATCATGTATAGTTGTCTGGATTAGCATCAGAGAATGGCTTACCTCAAGCTGAAACTCATGTAGAGTTATCTGTTTGTGTATGAGTTCATGAATTAGCCAATACTCAATCAATATATAAATACATATCAGCACCATCACATACTGCGACTGCATGATGCCATTCATTAGAACTAATATTAGAAGCATATCAGATAGTATGGAAGTCTGATATTTGGATTTTTCATGTTCATGCATTAGATAGCATCATACATTGAAATGTATTTTGGTTTGCTCATGTCCCAATAAGCACTCACGAAGTTTGAGCATAAAACCAAGCTGACAACGTTCTCTTAGTTCATACTGATGGAGTAGAATTATATGCTCTACCTACAGAATAAGATGCACAAGACACTCAATCTAACGTGGTTATAGAAGCATTAGATACAGTTAAATCATATCAGTTTCAGCTATTATCTGTGAAATTATAAGTAGAATTAAGTGGATAATAAGCAATAGTATTAGCTCAAGGTTTCCATCCAAAGTCAGTTGTAATTGTTGCTGTTTCTGTGTCAATAATGCTATTATTTGAATCCAAAGCAAAAGCAGTGAAATAATATGTCGTTTCATCCAACACACCAGTTAGACTATAAGGCGTGCTTTCATATTGATTTCTCGTTGTTTCTTCAACTGCTAATGTTCAATCTGTTAGATTTGCTGGATAATCCGTTGTTGAATAACGAATCATTGTTTTATTCCGTGAAATAACTCTTGGATCTTTCCACGAAATCAAAATTGATTCATTTTCTGCGTCATTTTCAAGCGTGAAATTTTGGACAAATGGACTTCTTGAAGTTTTCAAAACAAGTCGTCAATTGTTTCATGGATTCCCTTGAACTCAACACGTTCAACATTCCGGACGTCTAAGATCTCATGGTTCACCCCCGCAACCTGCACTCACATCAAAACATCATTCGATACACATATTCTCATATGAAACAATCATTTGTCAACCGTCTGCCCCATTTCAACCGTTTCATGAAGTTCAGCATTCAGCCTTTCCCCCTTGTCCGCCGTCTCATCAACGCGCATTGACACAATTGTTGTAAATATTTCTTGCATTCAAGTGGAATCAATAAACATTTGTGATTGCATTTCATCAATTCCCCGCTGTATATCTTCCAAACGATTCTCACCCCGTTCATCATTTGACAACTCCGATTCCACCATTTCCGGCATCTCAACAAGTTCATCATAATCAACCAGTTCATCAATAATATCAGTTTCCACCATTTCACGCACCATTATTTCAATCAGATCATCATGAACCACCAGTTCCACCCGTTCCAAACAATCAAGAATTTCCACCATTTCAACCAACTCAATGTGCGTGTGCTCAATCATCTCATATTCAACCGTTCCCCCCTTTTCAACCGTTTCAAAATCTTCAAGCTCATCATCATCATCAACCACCTCATCAACCCGCATAAGAATTCGGATTGCTTCATCATCTTCAACCGTTTCAACCATTACATCAATCCGGACTTCATCAAGGACATCACGCACCCCCTGTATATCAATCTCATCACGCCCCACCATATCATCAAACATTTCACGTTCAAGGACAACCAATTGATCATGGACATCAAGTTCTTCATGCCGAATATTCGGCTCACAATCATCACGCTCAACCACAATTCAATCATAAATCTGAACCCAAATTACAGATTGTGCATCATTGCTCTAACCAACAATCCGTTTGACAACAATTCGGAATATATCACGCTCTTAAATCAATTATTCAACAATTTATAAAATCTTTTCGCACGTTTATCGTTGGCACTCAATTTCATTCAAATCTTACAAGAACATTCGGACAAATTGTCAAATTGTTGAAATTATATTCACGATCCGCACAAAGAAATGCGTCTTCCGTGATTACACAATCACCGTCACTTGCGTCACCAAATCACGCAATTCATCAATATTTTGTATTATATGCGGAATCAATGGATTGTTTCCAACTTAAACAATTATTGTTTATGCAAGTTCTTGGTGCGGTGATATGTCAAACCATTGTTTGCAACGCCGTTTCATTTATTCAAATATTTTGCGTTATACTTTCCCACAATTCCTTTGATAAATAAACTGAAAGAAAATCACCAACGGCAAACGTTTGACTTCCTTGTCATTGTTGTTTTGTTTCGTCATTCATAATACAAACCGCGAATCATCTTGTCACGGTGAACGTGTCGTTGTTTTTTGCGGTGATTTTTATGATTTCCCTTTTTGTGCAAACATTGTTTTCATAATGTTCAAGACATGCAACCATGTCATTCTCCCACAAAATTCATTCCCCCGATGTGATTGAAATTGAAGTGTCTGAATCTCAAATATTTGTCGTCAATTCAGATCTTAAATTGTTTTTGTTCGCAAACATTATTTTTTTAATTAAATTATAAATTTTGAATGTCGTCTTCCAAAGTTTGAATCAATTCTGTCAAATCGTCAATTTCATCTTCCGCCGTCGCAATTCTTCATGATTGTGAATCCATTTCGTCTTGAACGTCTTTCAATGTTCACGCTGTCATCACCAATGCAACAATTGAATTCGCGTCAAAATTATGTGCAATTTTATTCATTACTTTTGGTTTTGCTGTGTCATCTTCAACACAATATTCAAAGGCACGATCAACAGATATTGAATTTCATGATTTTGATGTTGCTTTCATTATTTCGCGAACAACAGTTTGTCAATTCAATTGTTGTTCAACGGTCAATATATACGGAAAATCTGACGGAAAAATTGAACCGTCATTCACAATGAGAGTTGTTGAATTAGAAGAAATTGCACTCAACAAATACGAAACAATATTATTTCCCATTTTATAACCAACATAAGTCATTTTTTTTAATTTTATCAAATAAAATTATTCAATCACATTCCACAATGTGTCGGTTTTATCGATCGTCAAAACACATTGATCCGGTTTATATGAAATTTTATTCACAACCTTATTTTCAATTTCGATTCATGCGTTCAAAACTGTAATTGTGTCTCATGGTTTGATATTTTCAAACGGAAAATTTGTGTTCAATGTGATTGTCATGTGTTCTTTCGGATTTTTATGATCCACAATATATTGATTCCCGAATGCGTCTTGTGTTGTTGCACTATTGATGTCCGTTTTTGATTCAAATTTGTCTTTTCTTCAATATGTTGTTTGACTTGTTGCGTCCGAATATGTTTTCACGGTTCAACCATTTCTTGCAAGTGAATAATTGTTCACAACTTCTTCAATCGTGTCCGTGATCGTCATTGCGTCAATGTCATAATGTAATTTCAAAAAGTGACTGTTTCAATCTTTGAAAACATTCAATTTTCACAATCCGTCAACATAAAATTTCAATCAAGCTCATTCGCAAACCGTCTTGATTATATCAAAACAATTTTGATTTGTCCAATTATAATTTTGACTTATTGAATCCGATGTGTCAATTGATCCGGCGGAAATACAAGAATAAACAGTTTGAAAATATGTCAAAACGTCCGTAATCATTCAACTTGGTGTTTGTGTTTGTGATCCGTTCGTGAACAACACGTTATTCAATAAGCTGTTTATTCATAAACAAACAAAACTTGTCGTTTCCCTTGACGATTCAACTTTTTTGACGATTTGTGAAATAAATCAATAATAAATTTGAAGTCATCATTTGTGATAATCGTCGAATAATACAACCTTGACAAATTCACCCCCTTGATAATTCATGTCGTCAATTTTGTATTTTGTTTCAATTGTCAATTGTCAAAGTCATCAATTGATGTTTGACGTGAACGAAATTTCGTTCAAGATGTCGTTTTCATTGATTGTATCTTTGAATGTTCAATCAATGTTGTAGGTTTTGATTTGATACTTTTTCATTTTATAAATATTTTATGAAATAAGATAAAGATCCCGTGTAAATTCAATCATTATGGATTGAATATATATTTTCGCCGTAATTCAACGGCGTGAACGGTCAAGAATAAACAACTTCAACATCATTCACCGTGACGCTTTTTGTTTCGCCGTCAAATATTATGATGTCTCATTGATTCAATGTTTGATTTATTTCGATCACATATCAATTCAATTCAAAACGCATTCATGCGGACGATCAAGAATCCATTGTCACAAAAAGTTTCGGGTATGTTTCCGCACGTCATTGATAAATCACTGAACTTTGAAATGTTCACGTTTGTGATATAAAATCCGCACTTTCCGGATTTTCAAGTTGTGAATGCGGGTTGACACATGTAAACGTCAAAGCAACATTTCCAACCCGTGTCAAATTATAATTTTTTCTGTTGAATTTCAAACTTGTGCATGTTGCGGTTCGTTCTCTTACAATTCAATTTATAATTATTCTCAATTTTCATTCCGTTTTTGATGTTTGATATTTTATTTCGTCAATCAAATCGTTGAACGCTTCCGGCGTTGACGCTTTCACCGACAAAATCAATTGAATTTGTTTTTTTCTGTAATATTTCCCCAAAACTCCACCACCGTCTTCAAGTGGTGTGTCGTATGTATCAAAATCAATTGTTCAAATATCGTCATGATTTGATTGGACAACTCTGATGTTCAATCAATTGTCCAAATTCCAACCATTGAATGAAAAAGATCAATTGATCAATTCAATTGGCACTTTCGGTGCTGTTCATAATAATATTGCATTAATTACGTTTTGCATGGTGCTTTTATTTTATTAAATAATTCAATAATTTTTTTCAAGTTTGGTTTGACGAACGATTTCTTGTGCAAGTTCTTGAATGTCCGAATCTTTTCTAATTGAAACGCCCGACATGTTTATTGTGATTCAATTATTGTTTGTGATGTTTTCATTCGGAACAATCGATCATGATGTTCAAGGAACGAACAATTCCGGTCATCTTTCTCCGACAATATATGGTGATCACGCTTGAACCGGTCAACCATTCGCACGGAATGGTGACGAAACAAAATCCCAAGCACTTGAAGTCGCATTTGATATTCATTTACTAACTCCACCCACGAAATCTTTTGCATCATTCCAAGCATCTTTGATTGACTTAATAATTCACATCACTTTATCTTTGAATGCTTGTATTTTACCAACCACTAAATCAATTCAATTCTGAACCTTTGTTTTAATATTTGTCCACATGTCACCAAATATATTTGTTAATGCTTCATCTAATCATTTCATTACATTTTGTGAAATGTCGCTCGCTTTTTCCCAATCTCATGTGAATATTGCTACCCAAAATTCCATTCATTGTTTTAATCATTCCCACATTGCACTTGCGATTTCAGTAACCCATGTTTTAATTTGATTTCGTTTTTCCGAAAACCAATCACCAAAAGAAACCAATTTATCTGCGATCCAATCTAATGCACCACCGAACAAATCATCTACCACTGAAACTGCTGTATCCCAAATTGTTGTTCGAATGTTTTTTATTCATTCCCAAGCTCATTCCCAATCTCATGAAAATATTTTTAATAAAACATCTATTGATTGGAAAAATATTTCCAAAGCTCATGAAATGATGTCCATTCATGCTTGAAAGATATTTTCAACTGCGTCTCGTAGTCATCTTAAAATTTCCTTTACAGTTTCTCAATTTTCATGCCACCATAACTGAAATTTTAATATTCGTGGTCTTACGATTTCTGTTATTTTATCAATCACCGCTTGCGTTTTGTCTCTAATTCAACCAAAATTTGTCGCCCGTGCAATTGCAAGTGCGGTGATTCACGCAATAATCAATCAAACCGGCGACATTAAAAACGACAATCATGATGTCACGCTTGAAACGATTCAAGTAAGCGAAGACAAAGCAAAAATCAATCATGAAACGGCTGTCGCAACTAATAAAATTTTTGACGCAAGTTCTGGATTTTGTTCAATCCAATTTGCAACCTTGTCAATTATCGGTTGAACAATATTCAACAATTTTTCAATCACCGGCAACAACGCCGTTCAAATTTTTGTTCAAATATCGGTGAATGTGTTTTTCAATTTTGCAAACCTTTCCGCCATTGTTTCCGCAGGTTCTCAAAATTTTTCAAGTGCTTTTTTTCATTCTGCAAGTGTAGCATTCACCAATGCTTGTTTTTTTTCTTCATCAGTCAATTGATCCGCCGTTTTTCAAATTGATTCCGCATATTTTTGATTTGCTTCTTCCGCGTTTACAACAATTCAAAGATTATCAAGAATCATTGCGGATCATCTTCAAAGTCATGTCACGATGTCATCAAATGATTTTGTGACGTCTTGTCACATTTGTTGTCCATAAAGTCTCGCAATTTTCATCAAATCGGACATGTCGTCCGTATTATTCGCAACTCAAAGTTTCATCGCTTTATTTGACGCAAGCATAAGATCATATTCCGAAACGGCTCATTTTGAAACTTCTTTCAAAGATTTCAACATGTCGGTTGAATTTTCTCCGATTGATTCCGCAAGTTGATCAAATGATCTTTTCACCGGTTCAATGTCGGTTGCTTGTTTCACCATTACGCCCCCAAGTCAAACAAGTGCTGTTGTTGCAATTCATGAATATTTTTTGACATCTTTCAAACTTTCAGACAATTTTTTTGAATTTTCCGAAATTGCGTCAAATTGCTTTGACGCTTGATCCGTCGCTTTTACAATAATTTCAAGAACCTTTGATGTCGCCATTTATTTTATTTTTTACTTAATAAAGATTTTGATTTTTTTCTTTCGGCTCTTGCGTCCGCTCACCGTTTCAATAATAACAAATCGACGATTTCTTTTGGTGTGTTCATGAATTCATCGTGCGTCCGGTGAAATTTATCAATGATCAAGATTTCCAACAATTCCGGATCATTCAAATTTGTTTTTCATGTGTTCGCTATTTTGTCGAATTCATAGGTGAATTTATCTTTTTTTTTTCGTCAATTCATCATGCGTTGGTTTGTAATTCTCCAAGAGTTTCGGCAACTTCTTTGAACAATTGCAAATCCGTCAAATTTTCAAGTCGTTTGATTTTTTCCGCGTCCGTCATTTCCGCGTTTCAATTTATTGAAACAACCCGAACCGGAAAGATGTCAAACGTCAATTGCATTTCGTCTTTGCTTTCTTGTCGTTCTCTTACGCTTTTTGAAATCTTTTGTCGATCACGCATGTTGATTTCTGTTTTGAAAACGATTTTGTCTTGTCAAAAGGTTTTTTCCATAATATGTATTTTAAGAAATAAAACGTCATGTTTTTTTATCAATTGTCCTTTCTTGATAATGCAATTTGTGGTGTTCTTCTTTTGTCATCAATCTCAAATTGCTTGGCAAGTTATTCAATTTATTTCAATCAATATGGTGAACAACTTCACCGTCTTCAAGTCTTCTACCAATCAAGTCTTCCATGATCAATATGTGTTCTTTTACTCTTCCACGATCCTTGCTTTTATGTTCTCAATCATACAATATTGCATAGTATCAGTCACTTGTTTTTATTCTATATTTTCTTTTTCACTTTTCACGTTCTCTTCTTTTTTCTCACTTTTCCCCAATTCGTTGTGCTTTCATTGCTTCTGTTCAATATCTGATTGGTATTCAATAATAATTCAATAATTTTGTCATTGTTCTACTGTTTATTCAATATTTTTTATTCATTTCTCTATATGACATATTATTCACAATGTATTCTTCATAAATCAAATCTTTTGAATACTTTTTCAAAATTACATTAGACAATCATTTTTTCATTACGATAGATTATATTATAAAAATACACCTATCTTTTATATATTTTTGTTTTTATTTCAAGTTTATTCTATTACTGGCAGTATTACGCACCTACAATTGACATGCAAGGGTGGGTATGGAACATTTCCATAATCAAGTTTCAATTCATGTCCGTTCGCCCCGAGTAAAACATCATTTTTGTTGAAATAATTATCACTTAATCAAACTATTTTTCAATTCATAGGTCAACAAAATTCACAAACTCTTTCATCAAGTGCGGTGAATCGTTGTTTTTTTTCAACCACCCCGCTTTGTTGTCGTCATAATTGTGAACCCCGATTTCATGCACGAACTGTTTCAGTTCTTACAATCAATTCGGCACGTGTTGACTTCAAGTCATCAAATGTTTCAAGCAACAAATCTTTTCATTGATCGAACGATAATCATTCAGACAATATTTGTTCAAAATTGCTTTTCAATTTTTTGTTTGTGTCCGTGTCAATTGATCATGCAAATTTTTCAATATTTTTCATCAATTGTTTTTCTAATGCGTCCGAAATCACGAAATCTTGAACAAGTCCAACTTCAATCAATCATTGTTCGGCTTCCGTTTTTACAAGTTCGTCTTGTGTATCTTTCAAGAATTGATAATAAATCAACGCCCGTTTTTCCATTGATAACAATGGAAATTTCATTTCCGCTTTTTTGTCGGCTTTGATTGATTTTCATTCAGTCACGTTTTCTTTATATCGTGTCTTGTATGCGTCAAGGATTTCTTTTTGTTGTTTATCGAAAACTTTTTCAATTTTTTCCAAATATAATTGATCGAATTTGTTGTTTCTTTCCATTTTCATTTCCCAATATTTTTGATTATATTCTTCGGTTCAACGTGTGTTTTCCTTTATTTTTTTTTCAATTATTCAATCAATTTTTTTTTTCAACTCCAAATCTTTCATGATTGGTTTTTCGAAATCTTTGTCAAGGTCAACGACTTCTTGTTCTTGATTTCATGCGTCACTTCATGCACCGTATGATCAAAGAATATAAGCGGATCTTAATTTGTCACCGTCTTTCACCGGTGGAAGATTACGCGTTGCACGGAATTCGTTCAATGTCATTCCATTTGCAAGTCGATCTTGACGTGTTTGTTCAAGGTCACTCGGAACAATATTCACGAACTCAAACCGTCTTCATTCACCAAATAATTCATAATTTAAGAACCACGCAATCCTTTTCGCAAGTGGTTGAACAACTTGACGTGCAAAAATTTGTTCAAATGCACGAACATTCAAATTCGCACCGTCTCATTCTCACAATCAAATCATTGCTTTTGGAACTTTGAAGAATCACAATATTTCATCACGATTGAAACGTCTTGATTCAACAAAATCCATTTCCTTTTGACTTGGATTCATTTGACGATATTTCAAACCACCCGTCAATATTCAAATTTTATGTGCGTTATCTGTTCAACGATATTTTTGATCCCACTTGTTTTGAATTTTTTCAACATTTTCGGGTGAAAGATTTTGATCCGTTTCAAGAACCCCGTCAACGCTTGCGTTATTATAGAAAAATTTCCAATTCCATTTTGACGCTTGATAATCCGAATCAATTGCGGTTGCTATTCATTGAACATCAGACATTCATTCAATATTCAAAGGGTATGGAAAACGCGGATTGAAATTTTGAATTGAAATGATGTCGTCTTTTTCAAAACGCATTTTCTTTTCGGGTGACAAAATATAATCATAATGATCAACCGCCGTTTTTGTTGAATTCAAAATTGCGTGACATAAATCCGGACGCAATATCACCAAATCAACAACTTTATTTCAAACCTTATTTTTCCAAATATAAACGCCCCCGTTCAATTTCATGTATGAAACAACATTCAACAAGAAATCGTCCGAAATTAAATCAAGCAACGGATCATTCACGGGTTTTCATTTTCCGTCCGTGACTTGACGATCCAATTGTGCAACGGCTTGTGCAATTGTTCAAACCGCAACAAAACATCGTCATTTATAAAAATTCAAATAATCCGTTTTTGA